AGGGCATCTGGGTGCCGGAAAACCCGGAGATCATCACCAAGCGGGGCTACCACATCAGCGCGATGACTACGCCAATCGGGCTGGGGCCGTCCTGGCTGACCATGGCGCAGGACTTCCTGGTCGCCAAGAACGACCCGAGCACGCTGAAGGTGTTCATCAACCAGCGACTTGGCGAGACATGGGAAGACCGCGCCGGCAAGCTGCGCAATGTCACCAGCGCCGCGCTGGTGAAGCGCGCCAGCGACTACGACATGCGCGTCATCCCGCCCGGCTGTCTGGCGATCAGCGTCGGCATCGATACGCAGGATGAATGGTTGGCGGTGACGATGCTGGGATGGGGCGCGCCGGTGCACCCGTTCGGCCCGCCGCGTCAGTTCGTGCTGGACTGGCACGAAATCCGCCTGCCGCAGCGCGACACCACGCACACCGAAGTCTGGGACGAACTGGAAGCCTACCTGCACCTGCCGCTGGTTAACAGTTTCGGCCGGCCAATGAAGATCCGCGCGGCAGGTATCGACAGCCGGGGCCACCGCTCCAAGGAAGTGCGCGACTTCGTGCAGCGTTCCAGCCTGCGCGTACCGGTCTACGCCGTGCAGGGCAGCACCACGCGAATGAACCGGCCGATTGCCCAGGCGGCCAGCGACATCGACAAAAACCGGCGCGGCAAGATTGTGCAGGGCGGCTATGGCGTCTGGAACGTTGGCACCGAACACGCCAAAAACTACCTGTACAACCGCATTGCAACCGACGGCGAGCTGCCGGAAGGCGAGCGCATCATCCACTACGCCGCCGGCATGCCGATGGACTATTACGATGGCCTGCTGGCGGAAGTGTTCGATCCGGAGAAGGGCCGCTACGTCAAGAAATCCGGCGCCCGCAACAAGCGCAATGAGCCAATCGACACGCTGGTCTATGCCTGGGCCATCGGCCACCAGAAACACACGCTGATCGGCCTGCGCAATACGCGGGATGGTCTGGTCGCCGATCCGATGTTCTGGGTGCGCGAAGCGGCCAAGCTTGAATCTTCCGCGATCAGTACGCCAAACAATCTTGATGTCGGGCAAATCGCGCCGCCAGAAACCAAACCCGCAACCCGCTCCCGCTACTACATCACGAGGTAATCCATGGACATCCTGCAAGACATCTACGACCGCCTGTCCAACCAACTGGCCGACCGCATCGGCCTGGCGGATGAAGTGCGGGAAGTGCTTTGCAGTGTGCGCAAGGAATGGGCTGGTGAGCGGGTTTACATCGCCGGCCGCGCAGAGGATGCGCGACTGGAAACAAGCGCTAGAAACCGCGCCATCATCCGCGCGCACAAGCAAGGCGAGCGTATCCCACTCCTGGCTCGGAGATGGGGGCTTAGTAGGCAGCGGGTGTGGAAGATCATCAACGGGTAGCCGTCAACCCGCTTGCCTTATCGGGTTGACGCCCAGCCGTTAAAACGGCTGCATGGCTCAGACTATCCCAACCATCGAACCGGCGTCAGTCGTTGCCGGCGATACCATTACCTGGCTGATTGCGACGCCAGATTTTCCTGCGTCGGCTGGTTGGGTGCTGGGTTATGTGCTGATCAATGCCGCCGGAAAGATCACGCTGACCTCTAGCGCCGACGGTGACGATCACCTGATCAGCATCGCAGCCGCGACTTCCGCGGCTTATGCCGCTGGCGACTACACCTGGCAATCCGCCGTAACGCTGGGCACTGCACGCCACACCATCGCGCGCGGCAGTCTAAAAATCCGCCCCAATCTGGCCGCAGAAGCCGCCGGCTTTGAAGCGCGCAGCACTGCGCGCAAAGCATTGGACGATCTGCGCGCCGCCCTGGTCACCTGGCTGGCCAGCAATGGCGCGGTGCAGGAATACGAGATCGCCGGCCGGCGCATGAAATACGCATCAGCGGCCGACATTCAGGCGCGCATTTCGCTGGTTGAGCGTGAAGTGGCACGCGAAGACGCCGCAGAAAAACTCGCCGCCGGACTCAATCCCGCGCGCCGCATCCTTGTGAGGTTCTGACCTTGGGCCTGTTCGACTTTTTCAAACGCACACCCGCCCCGGCCGCCATCCAGAAACGCCGCTTCCTTGGCGCCACGTTCGACCGCCTGACCTCCTCCTGGCTGACCAACGAGCGCGCCATTAATGAAGACTTGCGCGGCGACCTGGACGCCCTGCGCTCACGTTCGCGCGATCTGGCGAAGAACAACGCTCTGGCGCGCCGGTTTACCAAACTGGTTGGCCGCAACGTGGTTGGCAGCAACGGTTTTATTTTGCAGGCGCGCGTGATGAACGGTCCGGGTAAACCGGACACTTTGGCGAATGCCGCCATCGAACTGGCCTGGAGCAAGTGGAGCAAGCGCGGCAGCGCCGACATCACCGGCCGCCAATCCTTCGCCGACCTGTGCCGCGCGGTGGCAATTGCCGTCGCGCGCGATGGTGAAGCGATCATCCAGATCATCCGCGCCGATGCGCGCAACCCGGAACACTACGCGCTGCGCCACCTCGACACCGCGCGCCTGGATACCAGCAAAAACCGCGCCGCCGTCGAAGGTCAGAATGCCGTCATGATGGGCATCGAAATCGATGGCTACTCGCGCCCGGTGGCTTACTACCTGCGCGCCCAGGTTGGCAGCGGCGCATCCGCCCGTTTTGAAGCTTCTGAAATCCTGCATGTGTTCTTGCCGGAAAACGCAGAACAGGTGCGCGGAATACCTTGGATGCACGCCACCATGCTGGATATGCACGACCTGGGCGAGTTCCACAAATCCGCGCTGCTTAACGCCCGCCGTAGCGCAGATAGCCTCGGCTTTTTGGTGTCGCCGGATGGAACCGCCGGCAGCCTGGCCGACGAAACAGTCGATGGCCAGCCGATCAAGATCAGCGCACCCGGTGTCTACGACATCTTGCCCGATGGCTACGACATCAAGACCCCGGAATACGCCTACCCGAACACCGTGTTTGAGCCGTTCACCAAGGCATTCGCCCGCCGCATGGCGATGGGCATGGATGTCGCCGCGCACAACCTGACCGGCGACATGACTGATGTGAACTATTCCAGCGCCCGCATTGCCGAGCTGGAAGAGCGCGATATGTGGGTGACCCTGCAAAACTGGTTCATCGAAGCGTTTATCGAGCCGGTCTATGCCGAATGGTTCGCCAGCGCGATGACCTACAGCAGCATCACCATGCCGAACGGCTCGCCGCTGCCGATCATGAAAGCGGAAAAATTCAGCGCGCACGAATGGCAGGGCCGCCGCTGGGCCTGGGTGGACCCGAAAAAAGACATTGAAGCCGCTCGCATGGAAGTCAAAACCGGAATCGCCAGTCCGCAGATGATCGCCGCGCGAAATGGCGTGGACATCGAGGATGTGCTGGATAGCATCGCCGCGTTTGAAGCCATGCTAGCCACCAAGAAAGTGACTTTGGTGGACTATGAAATTACGCCATCAATGACGAGTGAAATGCCATGAGCGCACATCGCCCGGTTATCAAAACAGAAGGCTGGCAACTGATTTACGACCTGAAAGATCAGTGCGGCATCTGCTCGCACGTCGTCACCGAACACCGCATGGCTTGTTGCGACTACGGCAAAAAAGACTTTCCCGCCGCGCACAACTGCCCGATCTTCAAGTTTGACGAGGAATCTGAATGACACTCGCCGAAAAGCAGCAAGATTTTGCGCAATTAGTCGCAAAGCTAATCCAGAAAGCCGCTGAACTTGGCTACCAAGTAACGCTCGGTGACGCCTACAGAGATCCGCGGTTACACGGTCAAATGGGTTCGGCCATGGGTTATGGAAATCCTAATTCATGCCATAAGTTGCGCCTTGCCATTGACCTCAACCTGTTCAAAGACGGCAAATACTTGCCGGATTCAGACGCGCACAAACCACTCGGCGAGTGGTGGGAAAGCCAAGGAGGTAGTTGGGGCGGACGCTTCAGAGATGGCAATCACTACAGTCTCGCATGGGGCGATAACCGATGAGCATCCTGCCAACCATCAAAGACTCACGCGGCCGCGAATCGCACACCCTACTTTTCGTCACGCTTGCCGCGCTGGTGCTGATCTACAAGTTCGCTGTCGCTGGACTGACGCTGTTCGGGATCACTTTCCCCGCGATGACTGCCACCGAGTTTGGCATCGCCTTCGGCGCCGTGCTGGCCGTATGGCTGGCACGAGACTGGACTGAAAAAACAGCGAGCAAATGACATGCCATCGATCAGGACATGGATTCTTCTTGCTGTTGCCAGTGCTACTTTTTTTGGCGTGTGGCGTGCTTGCGATCATATCTTCGATATGGGTGCTAACGCTTGCGAACAAAAGCATCTCTTACTTGATGCAGCGCAGGCAGAGGAATCGCATCAGCTCTATCTTGCGAGCATCGAGGAAGGCAACCGACTCAGCGCAAAACTCGCGGACACCCAACGGAGGCTAGATGACACGAAACGTGAATACATGGCTTATGCCAACGCTATTACTGGCGTGTGCGACCCTTCTGTCAGGGTGCTGGTGGAGTACGCCAGCGGTGCTAAAACCGGATTGCCCGCAGCCACCGGCCCATCTGCTTCAGCGCCCGCTACCGAAAGTGCCGCTGATCTTGCCTACCAGGCCGAAGTCACCCGAGCCATCGGTGTCAACGTCGCCGAAAACTATTCCAGACTCGACAAATGCCTTGCCGAATTCAACGCGGTCATCGACTGGCACGTTCGACCAGAAGAGGTTGTGAAATGACAACCGAATGCAGCCCAGACAATAACTGCGACGACTCATGCCCCCTGCTGAAGCGGTGCGTTAAATACCGCCTTGAGCCTGATGCGGTGGTGAAACTGGCAAGGCTAATTAATGACTGGGAAAACAACAAACCGGCAATGGACTTTTTCGCGTCTGTTGGACGAATGGTTCTTAAATTACGAGGGTCTGCAAATGGGTGAACTAACAGATGCAGAGATGCGTAAGTTACGGGAAATGATCGAATCATGGGATAGCGCCCAGGTCGGAATATCAGCATTCAAAGTTTTGGGCGATTTAATTAAATGGGCCGCTGCGGTATTGGCCGCAATCGCAATCCTCTGGGCAGCGGCGTCACATGGGTTGCACAAACCATGAATGCGATATGGCAATTTCTGATCTGGCTCGACATGACCGTCAATGACAAATTGTTCCGTGGTCGTTTTGAAACGATTTCAGGCCGACTTTATCGGCGTCAGGCAACACACGACTGTCCCGGTTGCCGTTGGATTTGTAGGTTGCTGGACAAAGTGGACCGTGACCACTGCCGCAAGTCATATTTCTCGGACCGTATTCGCAATCCCGATTTACCTTGGGTATAAACATGCCAACATTCAAAGCCACTTCCCCCGAAGGCGTGATTACCGACTATACCGCCGATGTTATTGATCCGCTGCATTTCAGCGTAGGTTGGAGGATTGAACAGATCATCATTGCTGAAGCATCACCGGATGCACCTGAGCCTGTGCCAACGACCAAATACGATGGCCGCAGGGTACTGAGCAAGATCGAATTTCGCCGCCTGTTTCCTGATGCCACACGCCACTATGTGGACGAATTCAATGCCACGTTTGAATCGCATCCGGCACTGACAACGGATCAGAAACGCAGCATTCGCAGCGGACTGGAAGATTACAAGGCAACGAATGAAGTGAACCTGGATGACCCATCAACCGCGATGATGGTCGGGCTGTATCAGATGCTCGGCATTCTCACGGCTGACGAAGCGCAGGGGGTGCTGAATGGCTAATAAATACATCATCGAAGGTGCGACCTACAACGGCGATGGCACAACGAGTTCTGAGGCCGCAAGTGCTGGCGCTGCGGGAGCCTGGAACCACATCAATATCCTTACAGGAACGGCAGTTGGCTACGGATCGTTGTCAGCTGGCGATACGGTTTACATCAGGAGCAAGACCTCTGCCGGTGCTGATATTACATTTACGCTATCCGCGTCAGTGACTATCGGATCGACGGCTGCAACTACAACCGACTGGGTAACGTGGGTGCTGGATAACGGTAGCGTGTGGAGCGGGATAGACGGAGTGATGTCATTTCTCTGCCCGTCTACCTATACGGTCACGCTGCGGGCATATAACGAGTATGTGGCAAAGGGCGCGGATAAGTGGCTTGTCCAGGAAACAAACGCAGCCGCATCGACAAAAATAACGGTTATTTTCCCTAACTACGCGAACATAACTAATTGGTATATCGACCTAAATCTTGGCACAGATGCAAATGGTCCGAGCATAGGTTTGTCTAGCTCATCAAGTGCGGTGATGACAAACCTGCGGGTTAGGTCTAATCGTAGATACCAACAGTTATTCACTGGTGGTTCACGCGGCATATATACGCTCATTAACCCGATCATTGAGTTAACAAATGCGGCTGAAACGGACCCTGTTTTTGCGCCTGGCGACATCGGCGCGGTGTTACAGATTTTCGGCGGGCAAATATATGGCGCAGGCGCAACTACAGGCGTGGCAGTTGTGCGCGGCTCAGCGTCAAATGGTTTTGTAAAACTGTTCGGAACACAATATCCGTCAGAGATGTTGCTGATGTCGCCCGTAAATACCTTTCCTGGACTTGAGTCAACTGGATTTGGCGTGGAAGAAGGTGGTGGCGTCGGTGGGGTTATCGCAGATCGCTGGGGGTATGCGGATTCGCGCAATGATGGGTATTACCCGACGTTAAATGCCATTTTGCCAGATTCTGGGTCAACGGGGTGGTCATGGAAGGTATACTCAACACTGGCGACTAAAACAGCACTGTCTAACCTTAAAATTGGTAAGTTTTTCACCGGCTCTGCTGCAACAAAAACAATCACGTTATCGTTATTGGTGTCTGATTCGCTCACCTCGGCAAATAAAGATTCGCTGTGGGTGGACTTGATTTATACCGACAGTGCGACTGGGCTACCAAGCTATGTCACTTCGCGTGACTCTGCTGCTGGCGCGCTTGACTCGAGCACGGCTAGTTGGACTACCACGACATACGGCGCAGTTAATTTGGTTAAAAAGCAAATCACCCTAACTACGCCAACGTCCGTAAAACAAGACTCTCTAATTAGCGTGTTCCTGCAAGGCTACTGTAATGCGGTAAGCGCAAAGGGTATCTATTTCGTCGCGAGGCAAGCTGAACGCATCTATTGGTGGCTTGAGCGTTGGCGTCTTTCGCCTGCCGACTGACCCGCTCTACTACATGACGTTGACGCTGCAAAACATCGTCGTCGGCTCACGTTACCGTGTCACTCGGCAAAGCACCGGGGCTGAACTGGCAACGGGCGTTGCATCCAGCACCACGGAAGTCATTTCTGGCGTGCCGGTGTACGAATCAAACATGCTGATGGCGGTGACGGTACGCAAAGCATCCGGCTCACCGAACTACAAGATTTTCGATACCAACGTCTACGCCGCGAAGTTGGGCGCAAGCGCGTACATCCTTCAACAGCTCGACGAGTAAGGAGTCACCATGACAATTGGATCAACATTTGCGATTGATACCAGCGGGAATATCACTGGACCAGCGTTTGTTCCAGCAACAGACACCCGCTTCAGCACGCTCGAACTGCACCAATGGCTGCAAGACCTCGCTGACGATGCTGCACCTAGTGGTGATGATAATGTCAGTATTCTCGGTAGCAACCCTTCGGAACTGGCGGGCAAGCGAAATGCCTCTCGCCCGATGGCACTGACCTTACTTAACGGTATCAACATCAACGACGCTGCTTCACAGTGGTTTAAGTTTGGTTCCATCGAGCAAGCAGTCGGAAACTATCTCTATACCGGCCTCAAGGTGCTGGGGTCGCTGGTCGCATCCAGCCCGATCTACATCACGCAGAGCAATGCCAAGATCACGAAATACTGGCAGGATGCTGATGCCAGTAATTTTCAGGTTTTGGTGAAAGCCAAGACAGGCGGAACGCTGATTGACAGCGGCAACGTGGTTGTTTTCTCGCGCAAATACGGCCAGACATACAGCCACTTCGCCGCTAACCTGGCAGCCGGTGGCGAGCAAGCTGCTGCGCTGTCAACGGCACTTGATCCCAATGTGGACATTGCCACGATCACCCCGACCATCGCGGCGGGCTACTTCAGCACGGCGATTGGTGGAACCGCTACGCCGGGAACGCAGAAGATCACACTGGCTTATGGAGACACCACGCAAGACTTGGGCGGCGGCCAAGGCTCGTTGCTGCATAAAGGCACGATTACCCTGGACGGATCGATTACGCTATCACAAGCCTATCAGGCGCTGATGTGGGCCTGTTCTGAGTCCAGCGGCATCACGTTCAACACGGTGGAAGGCTGGCGGTATCGGGTACTTCCCGGCGTTACGCCTGACGCCTACTACCCATACGCGGAAAATGGGCCAGCACCGTTCGGTTCATTCGCGGGTGGCAAATGGTTCGTGGCACAGGGCTGGTGGCTGACCGGCGTAATGTCGGCTGATTCCAAAAACTATCAGTTGATCAGCCACATTGGCACGGTAGAAACGCCGCCCACATCCATCACCATCTCGGTTAGCGGAACCGTATCGGGCGACTACGTGCTGGTTGGCCGCGATACCGGCACTACGGTAGATGAGGCTGAGTACACCGTTTCAGGCTCGTCCGGCGCAGGAACAATTACCGTCACGGGACTTAAGGCCGATACCCCGGCCTCGGGCGTTATCCGCATCAACGGAACCCGCTACACCTACGCAAGCTGGACGGGGACAACCGTTACCTTGACCGGGACGTTGAGTACAAACTATTCGTCGGTGCCGTGTTTCATCCCATTTATTGACGCGGTAGCGAGTGGAACCAGTATCACCAGCGCCCAGATGCAGTATTCCTCCGGGTTCACGGCACGCTACCGGGTGCGGAACGGTGGTGCATCCCCAATCATCCCGTTTGAATCTACGCTTTCCGTGACAACGACCGGGGGATCAGGTACGGCAGTGCGCACGGCAGATGCTTAACCCATGACGATTACTGTTGATTGGGCCAACAAGGTCGTTGAAAGCACGGCGTCGATCACCGACCTCGTGGCGTTTCATGCGACCCTGCGCGACATGGAGGATGACATCGACGGGGGTGGTATCTACCCGGTGACGCATTCCTGGAAGGCGCTAGACCTGGGTGGTGGCACGTATTTCTACGGTCTCGACTTGATCAATGGCTATGCACTCAAATTCCCGAATGCCGGGAATTACACCATCACTGGAAATCTCGGCGGCAGCATCATTCCTGTCGCTGGTGTGTATGTGGAGCGCAAGACCAGTGCAGCTTATGCGACCACGGCTATCGGGGGGAGTGGTGTTACTGCGGATCAGGTAGCCGCCGCCGTCTGGGCGCACAGCAGCGCCGTAGATATAACCATCAAACTCGCCGAAGCCTGGGGCCGTCTAGGTCTCGATCCAAGCAAGCCGCTCATCTCCGGTCAAACAGAAATCAGTTTCGGCGCTATCGTGATGGCGCTCGCAGGCAATGAAACCAGCAGCACACTGACCCGGCAATGAGCTTTAACGCGCTCTCCGTCGCTAAGATCGGGCTGGGCTTTGGCGCGCTGGCGGTTGCGAGTATTGGGCTGCTTACCCCATTCCTAGCCGCGCAAAAACTCTCCCGCCAGCCCTACATCAACGCCGCGCTGAAAAACTGGACTGGCCTGCGCGACCTACCTGGTGCGGATTACCTGAAGCTCGGTGCCAGATTGGCGCGCCGCCGCTCTTACTGAGTTCGTTCGTCAACCGATTTGCCTTATCAGGTTGACGCCTGCACCTTAAAACGGTGCCATGGACAAGACCATCAAGCCCGGTACACGCGTCACTCGCGCCTTCATCGCCGAGCGTTCCGCTATCGACGACGACGCCCGCACCGTTTCGCTCGCGTTCAGCAGCGAGACTCCTTACGAACGCTACTGGGGGATCGAGATTCTCGATCACTCCAAGTCATCCATCCGCATGGGCCGGCTGAAATCCGGCGGCCCGTTGTTGATCGACCATGACAACTCTGTCCGCTCCCAGATTGGAGTTATTGAATCCGTTGAAATCGGCGCCGACCGCGTAGGTCGGGCTGTCGTGCGTTTTGGAAAAGACGCCGACTCGGATTTGATCTTCCAGCGGGTCAAGGACGGAATCATCAGCAATGTCTCGGTCGGATATCTGATCCACAAGGCCAAGCTGGTCGAAACCAACGCAGACACCAACACGGAAACCTACCGCGTCACGGATTGGGAACCGCTGGAAATCTCGCTGGTTGCCGTACCCGCAGACGCCACGGTCGGAATCGGCCGCAGCCTGGAAGCTGATGGCGGCGAAAACCCCATTCTCGAAATTCACGACATTCCACTTTCCAAAGGAAAAATCATCATGACTGAAACCGTTGACACCGCCGCCATTGAGCGCGCTGCTACTGACAACGCCAACAAGGCCGCGCATACCCGTACCGCCGAAATAATCGCCCTTGGCGAGCTGCACGCCAAGCGCGGCGGCGAAAAGATCGCATCCGACGCCCTGCGCGCCGGCAAGTCGGTAGAAGAATTTAAAGCCGACCTGATCAACCACCTGGCCAAGCAGCCGTTGCCCAGCGCCGAAATCGGCATGTCCGACAAGGAAGCGCGCAACTTCAGCTTCATGCGCGCCATCAACGCACTGGCCAACCCCGGCGACCGCAAAGCGCAGGAAGCCGCAGCGTTTGAGCGCGAAGCATCCGACGCCTTCGCTAGCAAGCAAGGCCGCAGCGCGCAAGGCTTCTTTGTCCCGGTGGAAGTCCAGAAACGTGACCTGACTGTCGGCACAACTACCGCTGGCGGCCACACCGTTTCAACCGATCTTCTGGCATCCAGCTTTATCGACTTGCTGCGGAAATCGATGATGGTCAACACGATGGGCGCGCAGATGTTGACAGGGCTGGTCGGTAATATTGCCATTCCTCGCCAGACCTCTGGCGCAACCGCTTACTGGGTGGCTGAGTCCGGCGCACCGACCGAATCCGCTGCGGCGTTTGATCAAGTCACCATGTCGCCGAAAACGGTCGGCGCGTTCTCCGACATTAGCCGCAAACTGCTGCTGCAATCCAGCATGGATGTTGAAAACTTTGTTCGTACCGACCTGGCTACCGTACTGGCGCTGGCGATTGATCTGGCCGCTATCCACGGGTCGGGTTCCAGCAACCAACCGACCGGCATCGTGGCCACCTCCGGCATCGGTTCGGTTGTGGGCGGCGATAACGGTCTGGCTCCCACCTGGGCGCATATCATCGAACTGTGGTCTGATATCGCAGTCGCTAATGCCGCAGTTGGCAGGACCGGCATCCTGACCAACGCCAAGGTCATCGGCAAGCTGATGGGCACATTGAAAGCCTCCGGTGTCTCCGGTTACATCTGCGAACAGTTCCCGGATGCCAGCAACATGACCAACATCGGCGGCATCCGTGCCGGTGTGTCAAATCAGGTATCCAGCGCACTGACCAAGGGCACCTCATCCGGTGTTTGCTCCGCCATCGTGCATGGCAACTGGAACGACCTGATCATTGGCAACTGGGGCACCCTGGACCTGATGGTTGACCCGTATACGGGCAGCACTTCCGGCACCGTCCGCGTTGTCGCCTTGCAGGATGTGGACATCGCCGTGCGCCATGCCGAGTCGTTCAGCGCCATGCTCGACGCCCTCACCGCCTGAGCCTGATGCGTATCCTGCCTAACCGCAAGATGCGCCTGGATGGGCTGCACATCGAACCGGCGATACCGGTCGATGTGTCGCCTGCTTCGGCCGATCTGGCAATACGCAACCGCTGGGCTATCGCCCTGCCGGAAGCGGTCGCAGCCAGAGATCAGCCGCAGTACGTCAAGCGCAAGCGCAAAGCGAGTGAGCCAGATGCTTGAATCGCTGGATTGCTTTTTTGCGGATTTCGCGGTTGCTGTCACGCTCCCAAGCTCGGCAGTGGTTCGCGGGATTTTCGACAACGGCGCGGCGTCCGCGCTGAATGCGCAAGGCAGCGATCCAAGTTTAACGGCGCAATCTTCTGACGTTGCCACGCTGGCCTATGGCAACACGATCATCATTTCCGGCACCAACTGGAAGGTTCAGAGCATCGAGCCTGATGGCACCGGAGTAACCACCATCGGATTGATCCGCGCATGAGTACCCGTGCACTTCAAATCCGCGATTCCATACTGGTGAAACTGCGCGCTGCTTCAGTTGCTGGCGTGACTTCAGACCGTGTTTTCTCCGACCTTAAACCAGCGCTGCTGTCTGCACTGCGTCCGGCCATCGTGGTGGACATGGGCGACGAGGAAACCCCAGAGCGCAAATATGGAAAGGTCCATCGCGGCCAGTCCATCACCGTGCGGATAATCGAAGATGCGGCCGACCCCTACGCAGCGCTCGATCCGATCCGCATTGCTGCGCACGCACTAATCATGGCCGACAAAACCCTGTCCGGACTGTGCGAAACAATCGAAGAAGGTGCTACCAGCCGCGAGCGCGCTGATTTGGATGTCCCTATCGGATCGCTAACTACAACCTATTTGGCCCGCTACACCACCACCGCCGAACTTTTAACCTGAGAGGTAAATATGGCAACCGCAGAAAATGCAAAACTTGAATACGAGGCTGGTCAAAATGCGACCGCCATGTCCGCCCTGACCAACTCGGGCGACTCCACTACTTTCACCAGCGCGGCAACGCTTTGGT